CTACCATAGATAATCATCTCCCGTCGCGGATCGGCACCATTGTTCGCCGAGCCGATCGACAATCGCGCTGGCATTGGCGCTCCCGATGATGATCTGCAGTCCCTCGGTTTCCCGTGAAATCGCCTGAAGCTCGCTCAGTACCGCGGTCAGGTCATCGGGACTCACTTCTTCAGCAGCTGGGGAATCGACGATCAGGAGACCGGGATGGCGACCGAGGCCCCGTTCCCGACCGACACGAAGCAGAGCCACCGCAGTCGCGATCCGCAGCCGCAGTCGCTCGCCCGCCGTCACCTTGCTGAAGCTGGTCGGCTCGCTGCCCTTGGTCAGAAGGAGAGAGGCGTTGGTGTTGAGCTTGACCTCCTCCAGCATCTGCACGCCGAGACGCTGTCCCAGCGCGAGAATCTCCGCGTTCAGCCGATCGAGGATGTCGCCGCGACCAGCCTTATAGGCTTTGTCTGCCTCTGCGTGAGCCGCGCTGACGAGCGCTAAGTCGGGAGAAACGGCGACGGGTGTCGCAGGCGCATGGCGCTCCTTCAGAGCGCCTTCCAGTCGCGCGACCTCGAGTTCTGCCTTGCGGCGCTGTTCGAACGTGGCGCTCGTCGCCGCCTTGGTGAGTGCTTGGCGTGCCCCTTCGAGCTCGGCGCTGCTCGCCTTCGACTGCCCCCCGAGTGCCTTGGCGTTGGCACGCGCGCGACCGGCGGCAGCCTTGGCAGCCGCTAAACGCTGTTCGCTCGCGTCCAGCCCCTCGCTTGCGCCCTCCATCTCGTCGATAGGGATATCCTCGGCGCAGAGCGAACAACTCAGATCAGCGCTTTCGCGCTTCAGCCGTTCGCCCGACACTCGCGTCTCGCAACGCGGGCAGCAAACGGGCTGCAGGCCGTTAAAGAATTGCGTCGCGACGATGTTCTCCCGCAGATCACGCACCGCCCGCTCGTCCGCGGTCGCGAGGCGTTCCAGTTCGGTCGCTTCGGTCTCGGCGCGAGCTAGGCGCTGCGCGAGATCGAGAGCAATCGGCGAAAGGCGGGCGACCTCGCCGGCAAGTCGCTCGAGCTCGGCGGCCGTACCTGTCGCCGGCGCGAAACCTTCGAGAATCTTCTTCGCTACCTGGAGTTCGCGGTCGATTCGTGCGCGTGCCGTCTCCGCTTCTTTCGTGGCAGTCGTGGCAGCCTTGGACGCTTTCTCGGTCTCTTGGTCGAGTTCGCGCTTTGCCGTGCCCGCCTGCATGACCGTCGTCGCCCAAGGCATGCCAATATACATCTGCAGCATCCGCGCGGGCAGGCCGGCCATTTGGACGTCGCCGAGCAACTGCTTGTGGTCGCCGCCAAAATAGAGACCGCCCGAGAGCGCGGCCCAACCATGCTCGACGATCTGGCGCTCGTCTTCCTTACCCTGCATCGCCGTGATCGGGTCGAGATCGAGCGTGTTCATCATGAAGCGCGACATCGCGGCCTCGAATCCCTCGTCCGACATGAAGCGGTCCAACTCGTCAATCTCGCCCGACACGCGGCGACGCGCCAAGCTGCCGCGCGGAACACGCTCCTCGACCGCAAACTCCACCACGTAATGCTGATCATCGACATCGAATTCCACGCACACAGAGGACAACCACCGGCGCACATCGTCCTGCAGGCCCTTGGGTGTGCCTCGCAGCGCCCACAGCAGGATCTCCAGCACGGTCGATTTGCCACGGAGGTTACGTTCGCTCGTTACTGCCCAGACGCCGGCGGCAAGGTCTGACCAGTCGAAGTCGATCGGACCTTGTGCGGTTCCGCGCTTCTCTCCCTTGAAAGCAATACGCCGCACTGTCAGCTTTCGTGCGGGACGCAGGGGCCGGTCCGCCGTGATCCCTCGCTTGCGTAGAGCCAACTCCGCTTCTGCGGGGCGCATGCCAGCCTTTTCCGCGACCATCTCCAGCCAACCACTGCTCATTCGCCGAGCCCTTCCAAGATTGCCGCGAGCCGTGCCAGCACCAGATCGGTGACCGGCTGGATCAAATGGCTAAGTTCCGTTCCCGCATATTCAGCCTGTAGATACTGTCGGTCCTTCAACGCCTTGCCGCCCTGTTCACCCGCCACCCGCGCCACGATACAGGCACGATCGCGATACCAGCCAAGCTCGGGCGCTGCAGCGGCGATCCGCCCCAGCGCGTCTTCGCCTGCGCTGGTCAGCAGATAGAGATGCTCGCGGATCTTGCCGGGAACACCTTCACGCTTGATCCGAATGAGGTCTGCTGCCCTAAGGATAGCCAGCGCATTGTCGAGCGGTTCGAACGCCCCGAACAGATAGCGTACCATCGGCAGGCGCCGAAGATCGGGTTCACGATCATCGAATATACGCTGTGCGATCGTCAGCAGATCGCGTTCGCCGGACGTCTCGAATTCCGTCAGGAGTTCGTTGGCGAGGTAATCGGGATTGCGCATCCAGAAGTCGAGAGCCTGCAGGCGCGACTGGGAGTGCAGGACGCACACAACATCGCTTCCCCAGCGGCTTGCATCATTTGCATCGCCGGCCGCCTGAATGCAGGCGAGCAAGCGAATGGCTGTTTGTCTTTCGCTGGCAACAGCTATTTCTGTCACTTCAAATTCACCCTGCTGTCGATCTTCGTCAACTTGCCTCGCCGACCCTCACTTTTCTTATGTACCCGATCGCTCGGTAAAGACTAGTCGCAGCAGATATGCTCCACGCACAATAAATTATCGAGATTTGAGTTGGCGGTGCTGAGTATCGCTCGCCTGGATGGCGTCTGCTAGGGGTGAGCCGTGAATCGATCGCGGCTTTCAGAACGCTTGATTGCAGCACCAAAATGCCAGCATGTCAGCGGTAATCGTCGGCGCTGGCACATGAATAATCGACGGTTATCAAGAGGCCCAGCTAAGCCGCTGAATGAAGGCCATTTGGGTGGAGACGGCCCGTTTAGGAAAATCGGCAGGGTGCCAGAGACGACGTCCACCCTTCTGTAGCCATTGCCGCGCTGATCCATGGGGCCACCTCACCGGGAGGCCCGCTGCAATACTATAGGATTGAGTCGACTTCTTCTCGCACCCAGCGACCAGTTCCGCAGCCTGGCGGAAGCATAGGAAACGACCGCCCCATTTGCCGCGTGCCAATGAATTCCGGCGAGCGCTGATTAAAGATCAACGCCGCATGCGCCATGCGCTCTCACCTCTTCGCCAACGGCGCGATCTATGGTGGTTTCGAATTCCTTAATCGCTCGTAGCAGGCGCTGGCTGGGTACACCCGCGAAATCGGCTTTGTCGAAAAAGGGAAAAATGAACCTCCTGCGGCCCCGCTCTATTTGATCGGAGCGCTTTTTTGTGCGGGAAACGGCGGTGTTTGGCGTTCTTAAATAGGGCGGGAATAGGAAGGTTGGCGGAGAGGGTGGGATTTAAGATTGCATTCAAGACACTGATTTTATTGTACTAAATATCGGAAAAATGGCCGATACCATATTCGGTACCACCGCGATTTTGAAGATTTTTCACAGCGATCGGCAAGCGGATTTGTCAGTTTCTGCACTGTGCTTCGCCCCTAGGGGGTGGGGTGCTGAAAAAACCCTACAAACCCTACATTGGCTGTTTTCTGCGGGTTTCAGACCCTACATTTTACCCTACCTCGACCCTACCTGATAGAGAATGACGAACCCTACATTTTGAAAATAAATATATAATAATATCAATTACATAGGGTTTCCCTAAAAATTTGTAGGGAGAATATAGGGTTTCTACTCAAAGTGATTTTTGGCAGTTTTCTGCGGGTTTCAGGTCAATTCCGCCGCATTATAGGGTTTGTAGGGTTGCAAAGCCCCCCTCCCCCAAGTTGCTGTCAGCCGAGCGCAATTCTGAAAAAGTCGGCGGCTGATCGAGTGATCCGCCCTTCTCGCTGCCGCCTCGCGACTTTTTGGGCAGCAGCGGCTCGATCACACGCCACTCGAAGTCGGTCAGATCATATCGGCTCATGTTAACGCTAAATCAGACTGTCGGGCCTGTGAAAAGCCAATACTGCAAATCGTCCTTTGAACGTGCTATCGAGGGCCGATGAGCGATGGCTATCAGGGACTAGGACCAGATGATCGGGGCGGTTGCATCGTCGCAGCAATCGTTGGGATGATCGCCCTGTTCGTCGACTTAGGCCGCATCTTTGGCGATCCGGCTCCGGGCACCGAAGACCTGTGGTGGAGGCACCTCCCGGTCCTCTTGCCGACCTGTCTGATCGTAACCATCACCTTTTTCGTCAGCAGGGCTATGTTCCGAAACCGAAAATCCGACGACTAAAAGCGGTCCGTTTATGAGTTCACAGCCTAGGTGCACGAAAATGCACGGTGACAGTGGCGGTCGGATGCCAGCACAACTCTTAGAAGGGCGCGCCCGCACGTTCTATAGGAGGATGCACGGAAAGCCGCATAAGAAGCGCGCAGGCGAGGGGGGGAGATGAGCGCCGCGCTCGGGGTCCGGCGCGCTGTGCCTTACAGGTGCTCCGCATCGCAGATGGTCTTTGTCTAACGATCGAAGTTTCATGATAAAATGATAGCCGCTTCACTAAAGACTCAACTGCCCCCTAGGCTTCAGGTCAGGAGGCGGTGTTTCGAGGCTTTCCCCCATCTCACTTCCTTGGCTTGCCGGATCAGCCGATGTTCTATATTTGTTTCACTGCAATCCGCTACAAATCTTGGCGGCAGATCGCATCGCTTGCTGCTTCGCCTGAGAGGCGACACTAAAGAGATGTCTGAGGAGTAGGTGTTTTTGCTATGGCAACACTGACGAGTTTTTGGTTCGCCTTGACCAGCTTTATTTGGGCTGCGGCCCCCGTCGCGGTGGCATATTCAGCCATGCGTATCGCAGGAGCCCAGTACGCAGGATCAGCACCGGTAGCGTTGATCCGTGAGTCTAAACGGTCATTCGAGCGCATTAAAGACGGCTCAATTGCAAACACTAATTCTATCTATGCAGTCCATTTCTGGAACCATCGTAAGTACGCGGTCGAGTTTTCGACATTAACAGTCAGAGCTAACATTCCGATTAGAGGAGGATCGTCTCAAGACGATAAGTTAGTATCTGTTAATTGGCTTGGATCGACGTATATAGCCTGCTTTGATGAAATCATCGAAGCAGGCTCTGATGACAGCTTCCTAGTATCGATAAAGCCAGAAAATGCAGGTGAGCAATTAAAGTACGTGGACCTCTCGCTGCTATATCTCGATCCCCGGTCAGGCAAACACAAGCGATTGTGGCTTCAACCGTTGGATAGCCAACGCCCACCATGGATTTTCCATCTGAACAATCAGCTAAGGCTTAGCCGCGTTGGCTGGATTAGTCAGTTCTTCCATCGTTGGGGCGGATAGATACTGCTGAAGCCCGGACAATATGACACTTGGTTAACCCGAGATTCGAACGAAGCTTTCTCCATGTGTTCACCATATTCTGGCGCGCTAGAAGTGAGTTCTTCCGCTGAGCGGTGGGGTGAGAAACAGCAACTCCTGATTTAGCACCAAAATCCGTCAAAAATTGTCACCTTAGCTACTATGCGCCAACTGCCATCTCGCGATGCACGGCGCGATGGCAGTTGGCGCATAGTAGCTGAAGATCCTCCAGCTTGCTTTGGTGGCCATCTTCCATTTCAGCCACCTGAGTTGCTTGGTGATGCGCTTCGAAGCATGCAACAGCAACGCTCTCCCCATATTCCTCGATCCAGTCACGAGAGCATTTTTCACAATGAAACGAACCATGCTTGCGAAGAAATGCTTCTTTGAATTCCGTAACCAATTGGCGGTTCCGTTCTCGTTTTAGATGCTTTGCGCGGTAAACGCTCCCTTCGATGAAGCGCCTATCCTCATCGGTTAACGTATGATCGCCCAACGCGTTATCAACTGCCTCTGACGCATCACCTGACTGGGATTTTTCAAAACCTTTATCGGCAGCTTCGTGGACAATAGTAAACCCATGCTTGCGGAGTGTGGCAAAACAAGGAGTGTTCTCTCCGCCGCGAAACTGGCTCCAGCTAACCGACTGACCACGCAAGATACTTAGCGCAAGGCCGATAATGGCCTTTGGGCGAAGCTTCGTGCCATCATCAAGCAATACTGAATAATGGGTATGCGAACCAAAATCAGGATGGATAGTGCCGGACCGAAGAGCTTCAACAGCCTCATCAAGGTGAGCCCGCGTAAGCCGCTCAAACTCACCACGCTCTATCAGTTCATGCTCCACTTTACCTGGGCCTGCTTTGCGCAAGCGAAAGCGCTGTGAGACATAAAGATACCGGGTTTCAATGAGCACCCGCTTGGTTCGGTTGCCTCCTGATTTTTCCTCAGGCTTCTGCGGCCATGCGGCGAGACGAAGTCCCACCTCGCGTGCCAGTGCATCCGGTTCAAAGTCGGCAAGCTCATCAGCTTCGAACAAGGTACGTTCTGCAGGCGGTGCTTTGTGCGCCTCGCTACTGTCGATCGCAATTCGGGTGATGGCGCCATCCTCGCAGCCACGGCGCAGAAGCAAGCGCAAGGCGCGCTGATAATCGGGGTTGCGAGGAGGCCGTCCTTCCATTGAGCCACCGCGACTGTGCAGCATTAGAGATTTCCCACTGACATCGACCCGGGCGTTCAAAATGATGTCGGCTTTCTCGCCCTCGACCCAATGCACCATGGCTGCCTCCACCCTTAGAGTGAAGAATAATCCAAACTCGAATCCCAGATTATCTGATCTTTCGAACTATCACTGTATATTTTCCAATCCTTAAAGTGAACGCCACGATTAACAGAATATGTGATTATTCCTTCTTTAATATCTAAATATCCCGCATCATAACGACCATTACTAAGTGGCATATAAATTTTATTATCAGAAACTAATATCTTTCCTCCATCTTGATATGATGAACTATCAAGACTTATTTCAGCTTTTGCATCATCTAATATCACAGCATATCCTGGCAGATGGTTGATTTCGATTACCACACCGATGCTGGTTGGGTGAGAGTCATACCTTAGCGGGACTACAAATTTGGTTTCGGAGCTTGGCGCTCCTTCCACTTGCGCGGCAAGACAGAGCACGCTGCAATTGGCGCTTAGAAAGTAGAAGAGAGATCCAACTGGCACATCTTTGATGGGGATTACCCGAAGTGGTTCAACAAGCATAAACTCTCCAACGCCTTACGAAATTTTCACCGATCCGCAATTCTATAATTCAGGCCAGTAGCATGCCCTCATTAGGCATTAGAATAATTTCTATCCGCTCGTCTTAAAGAGAGACAACCTATAAATTGGGGGAAGACGATGAACTAAAGCAACTCTAGGACGAAGACGTTAGAAGTTAGAATACCTTCGGTTTTATCACCAGCTACTCTTCGTTCTGAGAATTATGGAACTTTGCTTATGCCAGACCTACCCTCAGCCGAAGAGGTGACAAACTTAGCCATGCTACTGGCTCCAGGCTTGATTATTTTGGGCGTTCGCGCCCGCTTCAAAGATGGCAACACACCAAACTTGAAAGAAAAGTTTGCTAGCTACGCCGTGACTTCTACCGCTTATTATTCAATAATTGCCCCACTTTTCTACGTTAATTCAGGATTATTATTACCCAATTGGTTATGGACCATTTTCCATTACTTTCTTGCCCCATCTGCAACCGCTTTAATAATTGTTTTTATTGATCAGAAGGAATGGTTTTACAAGATAGCAAATCACTTTGGCTTTCGACTTGCACACCATATTCCCAGTGCGTGGGATTACGCGTTCTCAAGGCTCGACAGTGGAACCTTTATATGGATAAAACTGAGCAACGGCACAGAATATGCAGGAAAAATGGGGGAGTTTTCCTGTGCCTCTTCGAACAATTCAGAGCGTGATATTTACCTCGAAGAGGTTTGGACCATCAACGAAGGAAAGGATCCTTGGACAGAGCTATTTCCTAAGCGCGGTGTTCTTCTCTGTGGCAAAGACATTCAACGAGTTGAATTTTTTAAAGGATAAATAATGTCGGATAATAATGACGGTAAAAAGACTGAACGAAAGAATAGCGATCGCCAGTTTCTCACCGATGCACACGTCCCATTACAGAAATTATGGCAACCTGCCACCAAGGTACAGGGTGGTTACCGCCCGCCGACGAGTGAAGGAGGGACACCGCCAACCGGCGGCGGGGGCGGCAAAGAGCCAAATACCGACAAAAAGGAATAGGTAGCGGCGAATGTAGCTGAGCCCCTTTCTATTAAGCGTTGCGCCGACCAACTCTAGAGGCTCATCATTTCTTTCCTAATTATTGCTAGCCAGAAATCACCAACTCCCCCACCCGCTTCGAATTCGAGCCGATCGAATAGGTCGTGCCCACCTCTGCCATCGCGAAGCCGGCGAAGATCCGGCGCACTTGGGGGTGGTCGTTGATGCTGAGGATAAAGCGCCCCTTCAGCTGTGCCAGGCATTGGGCCATCGCCTCGAACTGGCTTCGATCGAACAAGTCTGAGCCATAGTCTTTCTCACTGCCGAAATAGGGCGGGTCGAGATAGAAGAGCGTGCGCGGCCGGTCCCAGCGTTTGATGAAGGCCTGCCAGTCTAGCCGCTCGATAATCACGCCGGCCATGCGCTCGGAAACTTCCTCCAGCATCGGCACCAACTTTGTCACATCGAAACGGCCGCCGAGCCCCGGTGCAACACCGAAACTGCGCGCGCCAGCCACCTTCCCCCCGAAGGCCAGGCGCTGCAGATATAGGAACCGTGCGGCGCGCTGCAGATCCGTCAGCGTGGTGGGGTCTTGCCGGCACAGTTTCTCAAAATTCGCGCGGCTGCTGATCTGGAAGCGGATCATCTCAACAAAGGCCAGATAATGATGCTGCAGCACGCGGAAGAGCGTGGCCACGTCCTCATTCGCGTCATTGATGACTTCGCATTTTGGGCGATGGTCGCGGCGCAGGAAAATGCCGCCCATGCCGACGAAAGGCTCAGCATAGGTGTCATGCGGGATGGCGTTGATTGTGCCGACCAAGCGCTTGGCCAGATTGCGCTTACCACCCAGCCACGGGGCGACCGGCCGCACCGGGGCGACGATTTGCAGTTCATTCATCGGGGACTCGACTCCTTAGCCATGTTCTTTATATGTTCCGCCATCTCGCGTGAGACGGCGGGACGATTCGGGCGACGATCGCGCCCGTGTCGTGGCAAGGCATGTTGCCGGGGTTCAGAGCATCCCCTTGCTCTGTCCCCCCGCCCCTTCCGGGGCAGGGTCAGGCGGCGAGTGCCGGCCCGCTGGGCTGGTGCTCTGTAAAGCGCACCACATCCCGGCCGAGCCAGTCATTCACCTCTCTCAGCCGCATCATCAGCGGCTCAATCTCATTCACGAAGAAAATATCCGCGGCGGTGCGCACATCGCCGAAACCGCCATTGTTCTGCGGGATCACACCCAGCAATTGCGGCGGCACGCGGTGCGCGGCAAGGATATCGTCCCGCGTCACATTCTTGATGTTGAAAAATTCATCCTTGGCGGCGACCTCGCTGATCGGGATCACCTGCACGCCGTCTTTCTTTCCGTTCGGCGCATGGAGGAAGAGATTGCGGAAATTGCCCTTCCCCTGCGCCTGCCGCAAAGCTTCGCGGATCTCGTCTATATCGTGGTCGGACATGCTCGGTTCGGACACGTAAAAGACAAAGCCCGCATGCGCCCCGTTCAAATAATACCGCCGGCGAAACAGGGTCGCGCTTTCATTCAGCAGCAGGCTCTGCATGGCAGAGAGATATTCGGCGCGGCCATACAGCTCCTGCGCCGGGTCATGTTCCAGCAAGTGGAAAATATGCCCCGGCGCAAAGGGGTGCGCCTCGCTCCATTTTTCGACAAACCAATATTGCCCATCGCGCCCGCGCCGCGTGTTCACGGCAAGGCTGTTCTTCAGCTCCGCCACACGCCCGGCGATATTGGGCACCAATTCCAGAAAGGCATTACCCGTCACCAGAAAATCGAGCGCGAAACGGGCAAATTCATCGCGGCTCAGCAGGCGGTGCGGGATGAAATGCTTCACCAGCAGATTGCGCTTCACGCGGATCGCGCTGCCATGATGGGCGGATGATTGCAGCATCTGCGCCAGATCACGCGGCTTTACCGGCGGTTCGTACCAGCGGCCATTCCACCAGCATTCGGAAAAGCCCAGCAGATCGCGTCGATCGAGCACGCCGACGGCGTCATCCAGCGCAAAGGCGGTTATGCCCGCTTTGGCCTCCGGCGCTTCGTCTGTGCTCATCGGTTGATCTCCACGCTGGATGTGCGGATGCCGCTGCCATCGGTTGCATCCATCGGTTCGCAATAAAGAGCGTGAAGCAGCGCCCAGGCGAGATCGCCATGGCCCGTCTCTGTGCTGCGCCGCGCTACATAGGTGAGCTGCTTCTGCCCCTTGGTTAGCTGCGGATGGATCGACATCAGCGCCCCGGCCATGTCGCTCCACCCGGCGTCGAACTGGATACGCCGGCGCGAAAAGACATTTTTTGCCTTCAGCACCATCTGCGTCTTCACCAGCGGCGAATAATCAAGCCGCCTTGCCTGGGGGAAGAATTTGCGCACCAGCTGCCACACCGCCGCGCCCATGCCGGTGCCGTCGATTGCAATCTCCGTCACCCGGTATTTGCGCGTCAGCTTGCGGATTTCCGCTGCCTGCGCTTCAAAATCCTTGCCGCGCCACTGGTGCTTTTCCAGCACGCGGAAACTGTCTTTCGCCCCCTTCGGCGGCGCGACGACAACGCAGCTTGCCTGATCGCCATCCTCGCTTTCGGCGGGATCATACCCAATCCACACTTCCCCATCACCAAAGGGCCGCAGACCATAGGGGTGGAAGTCCTTCCAGACATCCCAGCTGTCGACCATGCAGGGGCGCAGCATGGACAGCGGGAAACTGGACTGGCTGTCATCCACGAACTGGCAGAGAAACAGGTTCTCAAATTCATCCAGCGCATATTCGAGCCGCAGCTCTTCGATATCGACCAGATCAAAGCCGAGCGCGATCGCATCCTCGATCGTCACCACATGGCGCCAGATGCCATCCGCCCCCAGCTGGCCATCCTTCAGCAGACCGTGGCCGGTGGCGATCTTTACCCGGTCGGCCTTCTGCCGGCGGCGGTTGAACCGCTCCCCATTCCACATCGGATAGGCTTCATGCGCGATGGTCGAAGGGGTGGAGAAATAGGTCTTGTGATAGCGCTTCTGGGTGGAAATGGCCGAGGCGACCTTGTTGATCTGCTCAAAGCCGTGAATCCAGAAACATTCATCGATATAGACATCGCCGTGATAGCCCTGGGCCGTGCGATAATTGGTGCCCAGGAAATAGAACGTGACCGGCTCCAGCGCCTCGCCATCTTCATCCAGGCGGTGGACCACCATCGGGTCACCCGTCAGGTGCTTTTCCAGCACCGAAAAGACGAATTCGATTATATATTGGCGGAAGATATTGGCCTGCGCGCGGCTCGCCGAAATGAAGACCTGATTGTTCCCGGTTTCCAGTGCGCGGATGAAGGCTTCCCGCGCAAAATAGAACGTCGCGCCGATCTGCCGTGATTTGAGCAGCATCCGCGTGCGGCGCGACACATTGGCCCACCACACTTCCTGATAACCAAAATGGCAATCGAGGAAGGCCGCTTTGAGCTTTTCATAATCCTCCGGCGTGATGAGATTATTCGGCTCTTTTTTCTTCTTTTCGCCCTTGTTCCGGCGTGCGACCTTGGGGTTCAGATCGCCCTCATGCCCGCCCGCCTCGCCATAACGGCGCACGCGCGCCATCTTCTCGATCTGCCGCCCCAGCAGATCGATCTCCTTCATGTCGGTGCCGCTCTTCTTCTCTTTGAAGATCAGCTGATTGAGCCGCATTTCGAGGGAATCCTCGATCCGGCGGATCACCGGGTCATCATCCCATTTATCGCGCGCCTTCCACGCCTGCACCGTGTTGGCGGACAGGGTAAGTTCGGCGGCAATTTCGGTAACGCCCCAGCCCCGCCAGTAATAAGCGCGGGCAATGCGTCTCACATCATAAGGGATGACCGGCGCAGCCGGCACAGTCTCTGAATTCGCACCCATGGGCCAACCATGCTGCGCGCGCGCGGCAATTGCCGGGGCCTGCCCTTGTTATCGCTCCCAGCACAAAAGCGCCGCGTTGCGGATTTGCCGGTGAACAGGCGGAGTGCGCTCCACACACATGCCCGATCGCAGGAGCCGCCCCAATATGGCCAGGACCAAATTCTTCCGTGTCGCCGTCGAAGGCCCGACCGCCGATGGCCGCGAAATCTCGCGCGCCGATATTCAGCACATTGCCGACAGCTACAACACCGAAACCCGCACCGCGACGATCAATTGCGAGCATATTCACGGCTTCTCTCCCGAACCGCCTTTCAACAATTACGGCACGGTCGCGGCGGTGAAGACCGAAGAGGTGGATCTGCAGGTCGGCGGCAAGACCGAAAAGCGCCTTGCCCTGTTCGCCCAGTTCGACCTGAATGATCAGGCAAAGGCGCTGAACAAGGCCGGGCAGAAGCTCTTCACCAGCATCGAAATCCGGCCCGATTTCGCCAAGACCGGCAAACCCTATCTGGAAGCCGTCGCCTTCACCGACAGCCCGGCCTCGCTCGGCACCGAATTGCTCAAATTCTCCACGCGGGAAGACCGCAAGGATCACCTCTGCGTGGTCGATGAAATCACGCTGGAATTTTCCGATGAAACCGGCAGCGAAGCGGAAGCCAGCGCCATGAATTCCATGTTCCGCAAAATGTTCTCCTCCTTCCTCTCCTCCCAGCAGAAGGAAGAAACGCCCGCGCCAGCCCCTGCGTCCCCACCGTCGGCCGCCGATCCGAAACCAGACCTTGCAGCCTTCGGCGCGCAGATCTGTGACAGCTTCGACAATATGACGCGCAAATTCGCCGCCGCGCAGACGCAGGCGGAAGCTCGCATCGGCGCGCTGACGCAGCGTGTGTCGGATCTGGAAGGTGAACTGGAACAGGCCCGGCCCAATTCCTACCGCGCCCGGCCACAGGGCCGCGGCGATGCGGATCAGATCCGCGCGGATTGCTGATCCGCTTTCCGCCCCCATCCCTTCCCGCTCTTCCCGAACCGGAGCCCATTTCTCATGCGTCCTGAAACCCGCGAGCGCTTCAACGCCTATTGCGACAATATTGCCGAAATTAACCAGGTCGGCAGCGCCACCACCAAATTCTCGGTCGAGCCGTCGATCCAGCAGCGGCTGATCAACCGCAAACAGGAATCGAGCGAATTCCTCAGCCGAGTGAATATCGTACCCGTGCCCGAACTCTCGGGCGAAGTGCTCGGCCTCGGCATCAGCGGCCCGGTCACGTCCAACACTGACACCAGCGGCGGCAGGCGCCGTGAACCGACCAATCCCAACACAATGGACGGCGTCGGTTACCAGTGCCGCAAGAACAACCAGGACACGATGCTGCGCTATGACTGGCTGGATCTCTGGGCGAAATTCCCCGATTTCGAACAGCGCATTCAGCGCAATATCATCCAGCGCCAGGCACTCGATACGATCATGATCGGGCTGAACGGCACGCATTGGTCGGCCGATACCGATCTCGCCACCTATCCCAGTCTGGAAGATGTGAATGTCGGGTGGCTGCAGAAACTGCGCAATGACAAGCCCGAACATGTGCTGGATGAAGGCGAGAGAGTGGCCGGCAAGGTAACCTATGGGCCGGGCGGCGATTACGCCACGCTGGACGCGCTGGTCTATGACGCGATCAACAATCTGCTGCCCAGCTGGGCACGGCGCGACACATCGCTGCGCGCAGTTGTCAGCTGGGATCTGCTGAATGACAAATATTTCCCACTGATCAATGCAGAGCGTGAACCGACAGAGGAACTCGCCCGCGACGTGATCATGTCATCAAAGCGGCTCGGCAACCGGCAGGCGGATGAAGTCCCCTATATGCCCGAAGGCACCATCATGGTGACCCGCTATGACAACCTTTCGATTTACGAGCAGGAGGGCAAACGCCGGCGCCATATCAAAGATGAGCCGGAGGTTGATCGCATCGCCGATTACCAGTCATCCAACGATGCCTATGCGATCGAGGATTACGACTTCGCCTGTCTGATCGAGAATATCGAATACGCGGCGTAAACTCCCCGCCGCGTCACCGGGGAGGGTTATTCGTCGGACCCTCCCCACCCTCTACCAGATCGCAGGAAAACTCCATGTCCCTTGCCCGCAAAAGCAAACTCGCCAAGCTCCAGCAACGCGAACAGCCTCAGCCCATCGGCGAAGTCGGCAACCCGCAATATCGCACGGCTCCGCCTGCCCCATCCTTTGCCGGCGCAGACCCCCTCGCCCGTTCGGCGGATAGCCCGGCGCGCCGCCACAAACAGGCCAAGCTGGCCGATATGGCCGTGCGCAGCGCCGCCGCCGCGCATGTCGCGCCCGAACGGCAAACCGAAGGTTCCGCCCATTCCGAGTATGAATTGCTGATGGCTGCGCTGGGGGAAGATCTGCGCCGGCTGAAGGACATTCAGTCAACCGAAGGCAAGATCGCCGCCAAGCGGGAAATGATCGACCGCTATGATGCGCATGTCGATGCCACGCTCAGCGCCGCGATGGAAAGCGGCCGTGCGGTGCAGGATGAACTGCTCACCCATATGATGATCTGGCGTTTCGATATTGATGATTTTGATCGCGGACTGGACATTGCCGAACATGTGCTGCGCTTCGGCCTTCGCCTGCCCGAACGGTTCCGCAGAACGGCCGGTGTGGTGATTACGGAAGAGGTAGCGGAAAAGGCGATTGCCGCGCTGCGTCTCAACCGTGATTTCCCGCTGGAAGTGCTTCAGCGAACCATGCAGCTGACCGCCGATGAAGACATGCCCGATGAAGTGCGGGCCAAGCTGGAAAAGGCCACCGGCCAGCAGCTACAACGTATCGCCGTCGCGTCGGAAAGCGACCCGGAAAGCAGCCCGGCCGGGGCAGCGCATGCCGCGCGGCGCAGCGCGCTTTCCCATTTGCAGCGCGCGCTGGAGCTGGACGACAAATGCGGCGTCAAAAAGGATATTGAACGCCTGTATGCCCGGCTGCGCAAGGATGACGCCGCAGACGCAAAGACCGCTGAAACTCAGGATTAACCGTCTCGCCCACCGGCGCCGGGGGGCGGTGAGGGATCAGGGCCGCAAATCTTCAAAGCCCGTGATCCCGATCCCCACCCCCCAATTTTTCAAAGGAGGAAACTCTGTCCGGCTTCATTTCCTCCCCCGCTGCGCCCGCATCTCCCGATGGCGCGATGCTGGCCTGCGGCCCCTTCTGGCCCGATCTCGACCTCAACCATTTTCGTGACAGCCAGCGGATCGGTGGGACGCTGATCCCCGAAACGCGCGTGGCCGATGCGCTGATGGGCGGCGTGATCGCGGTCGACCGCGAATTGCAGCTCTGGCGGGCAAAGCAGGAACTGGCTGGCTTCACTACGCTGGCCACCATCCCTTCCCCCGCCATCGGCGCGGAAACCCGCCTGATGCGCCTCTGGCGGCGCGCGGTGTTTGCCTATGCCACGGCTGACCTGGTGGAAACGCACCGCGATGTGACCGCCACTGGCACCGGGCAGGCCGCTGGCGCCGAACTGGATCAACGGGCTGAAGATCACCGGCGCAACGCCACTCATGCCATTCGCGATATTCTGGGCAAGACGCGCACCACGGTGGATCTGATCTGATGGCCGAAACCTTCACCGCCACCGCCCGGCAGGATGAAACGCTCGATGAATTATGCTGGCGCGTGCTCGGCCAGACCGAAAGGGTCACTGAACAGGCGCTCACCCTCAATCGCAATCTGGCTGATCAGGGCGAATTGCTACGCGAAGGGCAGGAGGTGATACTGCCGATCGTCACCGCCCTGCAAGTGCCCACCCGCAAGGTGATCCAGCTGTGGGACTAATCCTGTGAAAAAGCCAAACAGCCTTCGCGCCCATCTGACCGCCGCCCTGCCCGAGCTGGCGCGCGATCCGGACGCGCTGGATATCTATGTCACGGGCGGGTCGCTCGCAATGCGGTGCGGAGGCAATCTTGGGTTTGAACAGCGCTACACCATGCATGTGGTGCTGCTCGATTATCGCGGGGAACCCGAACAGCTCTTTCTCCCCCTGTCGCTCTGGCTGCGGCATCATCAGGGCGATCTGCTGCTCGATCCGCAGGGCGCGCAGGAGAATATCCGCTTTCAGGTCGATCTGCGCGACAATCAGGCCGTCGATGTCGCGCTGAACTTCCCGGTTACGGAAGCGGTGGATGTCCTGCCCGATGATTCCGGTGGATATCGCCTTTCGGTGCGGGAGGAAGCCCCCTTCCCCGATCAGCCGCCGCTTTCCGATCCGCTCAGCCTGCTGCGCCAGATCTGGGCACCGGGCGGCGAACAGGCAACATTCCTCACCGGACACCCAGGCGAATAATGGCGGAGATTAACGGCGATCTGGCCGAGCTGGAAGCAATCACCGGCGGAATGTTGAAGGCGCTCGAGCCGCGTGAACGCCGCCGCCTGTTCCGCCGGGTGGCGACGGCCATGCGAAAGCAGAACCGCGCCCGCATCCGCAAACAGCGCAATCCCGATGGATCACGCTTCGCCCCGCGCAAACCCGCGCCCGAACCGATCATCGGCAATTATGCGGTGAAATTCCTCTATCCCTCCTCCGGCAGCGGCGCGCCCCGTCTCGCCTTCATGAAAAGCTGGGAGAAACAGGGGCCGATCTTCACCGGCTACGATATCGAAGCTGGTGGCCTCCGCAGCTTCGAATACGCCAAGGTCATCAAATGGCTGCCCGTTTCGGTGAAGGATGAAAACACAAGCGCCGGCACTATCCGCCGCCGCCGCACCATTCGCCAGCGCGCCATGTTCCGCAAGATCACAAGGCGAATGTTCACCGGGCAAAGCGACCATGAGGCATGGATCGGCTTTGGCGGCATGGTGGCCAGCGTGGCGGAAGTGCACCAGTTCGGCCTGCGCGATCGCCCGGCCCGCCATGCGCGTGAAGTGCGCTATGCCAGGCGCGAACTGCTGGGCATGACCGCCGCCGATCGAGAGGATCTGCTCGATGCGGTTCTGGAGCACCTTACGGAGAAAGTGTAGACTGACGCTCTGCGGCCAATTTAGTAGGTATTTGCAGACGTCAGCGACTGCCCTGCCGCGCCTCGCATCGCTCAACCATGCCTTTCGCCACCTTGTAGCGCTCATTCGCTTTGTCGAGCTGGCCGGTCTGCGCATCGCCGAAGATCATCCATTCCCCGACGGTCCGTCCCTCCGGCATCGGCGCACCTGCCACGCCGTCATCCCATTCAGGGGGCAGGAGTGAACTGCACGCAAGTGGCCGAGCCGCGATAGGCATCACGCCGGCACAGGCTGAGCAAAGCAGCGTTGCGGGCAGGATCGGCAACAGGCGCATCGGCCCCTTCGGCATTGAGAATGACATCGGCATTTTCCTGTGTGATCCGGTCGATCGCGCTTTCCGCGCTCGCCTGCGCGCCAAGGCTTGCCACCGCATCGCGGCCACTCGCCATAGCGGCTTCGGCACTGTCTTGCTGAAGCCGCGCTTCGGCGCGTGCCTGCCGCGCATTCTGTGAGACGCGGGAAAGCCAGAGCGTTGCTCCCGCAATGGCCAGCGCTGCAAGCAGCACGATGGCGAGGCGCGCCGGCAGGCTCACGAAGCGGCCTCATCCGCGCAGCGTGCAATCGGCACATTGCCAAGCCGGTGATCCACCCAGCCCGGCATGAAGCTTTCAAACTTGCTATCATTGCGGGCGAGCGAAAGATAATGTGCCGCCTGCTGCGCATCGACCAGCTTCAGCACCAGCTCGCAGGCTTTCTCCTTTCCGCGCTTGCGTGCCAGCGCGTCATAGGCGGCCATGGTGGCCGGCCCGATCGCACAGTCTTCCGTGATGTTGGCATAATCGCGCTGCTGCCGGTTGAGGGCATTGAGCGCGCTCTGCAGATAGCAAGATGGCCGACGCGGGCCGAGATTGACGCCGGCATCGATCACTTCCTCACCCAGCGCCGTGCTGCGCGCCACGATCCGGTCAAAGCCCGGCTTCACGACATATTTGTCGCCATAGATCGTGATCACGCGGTTGCGCGGCAGGCTGGCCATATCTCCGGTGAAGCCATCTGACCGAGCGACCTCTTCGGTCACGCCAAATCGGGTTGCGCCGCCGGGGTCATCCTCGTGATCGACGAAATCGCCTTCCATGCTGATGACGCCGCCAATGATCAGCGCGATCGCCGCTGCCAGCACGCCGCCTTTCTTCAGGCCGGAACCGCGCGGCTCAGCCATTACGGCCACCCACTTTGCGCTGCTTCACCAGACGCGAAATGATCGCCAGCGCAAAAACCGCAAAACCGATCAGCGCCTCGATCCGGTCGGGCACATAATGGCGCAGCGCTGGCGGTGCCAGATTGAGGACATAGAGCAGCGCCGTGGGATCGAACCAGACCCATGCCATGATGGCCAGGCCGATCGCATTCAGCTTCACGCTCCAGTAACGCCACGCATCGCGCCATTCTTCGATCAGATCAATTTTCACGCAGGATCTCCTGATTACCGCCCAGCACCAGATCGAGCTTGGTTTCGATCCGAGCGAGACGGTCGATGGAATCATCACGGCTAGTTTTCAGCGTGCTGATCTCGGCGGAGTTCTGTTGGACAGCCTGCCAGACAATGCCGGCGGAAAAGATGATGCTGCCCGCGCTCGAAAGGAGCGCAAAGACCACGCCCCATTCGAGCTTCGTCAGCACGATATTGCGGTTAAGTTCAGCCATGGAAGCACCATGGTGAAATGCCCGGCGCGATCGATCACCTGCTCTTGTGATCGGCGAGACAACAAGCAGTCAGTGCAAGGATTATGACTCAGCAGTTATGCCCGCACGCACTCCTGCGTAGCGGAATTGAATAAAAGCTGCCGTTCCTTATACGACAACATTGCTGACGTTGATCGGCTCTGTCACTCTTCAGGAATGAATCTAAATCGCTTCGTCCTGACCACGGTTTGTCTCTTTACCACGGCATGTGTGGGAGAGAACGGTTCGAACCAGACCATGATCAGTACAATCGAAAGCACCGTTGCCCTACCCACAGAGGCAGCACCACTTACATCTTACGAGCGCTATTATGCGCTGGGCCCAGATGGAATTGTCATCGGCGTTTACGCTAACCATGACGCAAAAGATCGTCGCGAGATTCTCCAATTCTGTGAGACTTTAGACGAAAGACCATTCCCTTGTCCGATCGGTCAGGGAGGTCTGCGCTTGGCAAAAGCAGGTGAAAGCGTTTGGATAAGTGACTTTAAGGATTTGCCTGGCATGAGCGGAGGCGGTTGCGGCCAAATCACCGTGGAATATGAAACGGCAAATAAGCGGTTTTTAAGGGTAGAGTGCAGCGGGCCACATTAGTCGAAGGTCCGTCTCCAACGACTTTTCAGTCTTTTGCTCGATTTCTGCACACCCGAATGTGAGCTTACCAAAAGCTGCTATTCCGCTAACGACGACATTGCAGACATCACGATCCAATGCGAAAAGCGCCTATGGGGCGACGCAGTTTAACAGACGAAGAACGGCATTTTAGAAGGATTGGATCCGGCATTCCATTCTCGCGCTGGTGGCCAGCAGTCGGGGTATTTTTCGGCGTTCTTATCGCTGCACTGAACGCTGACTATGTTACAACCTGCACTGGGATACCGTTGGACGAATTCAGTGCACGGCGAGCAGCAAGTATCGCCATGTTGTTCGCCTACCCCTGTAGCCCATATCTTTTGCAGGACGGAGTTGAAGGCTGGCTGGTAATTTTGATCCTTTGGGCGCCTTGGCCGTTCGCATTCGTTAACTGGCGCTGGGCGAGGCGTCAGCGAAAGTTTTGGCATGGCGAAAGGTCGCGTGAGGCAGAACGCCGCGAGGCGAAACGCGATGCAAAGACGCTCGATCGCAGATGACCGCTTTCCACGAATTCCCGCCATTCATCATTCTAAGGCTCAACCGCAGTAAGCAGATCCGTCAGCGCCTCAGCCGCCGCCGCCTCGTCCGGAAAGCGCAGGCAGTGCTGGGGATAGCCACCGGCAAATTCGCAAGCCGGAGTCGCCGGCCGGATCACATAGCCCGCCGCATCGAGCGCGGCGAGCAGCTCTTCGGAAATGCGGTCCTGCGGCACATTGATATGCACGCCCGGTTCGCTGCCGGTGACGATCGGAAAGCCGTTCTCATCGGTTTCGGTGTCGCTGTAGGTCGCAATGGTGATGCGGGTCATATAGCCGGGGAGCTTCATGACAGGCTCCCTTCCACCATATCTTCGATTTCAGCTCGCGAGAACGTGCCTCGCCGGAACATTACTCGTTGAATGTTGGACAGAGCAGGCAGTGAGCCGCTTGATTGTTGACCCAAGGAAATGCTCGAAATCCCCGAAGGCCACGATTCTGTAGCTGGGTTGGACCACCAAAAAGAGCCTTCCTGACAATTGCCAACTCGATAAACGCCGCCTTGCCGTGATAAAGCCAAAATAGACTTTACGCCCACTGCTGAGCGTCCGTCATTCACTACTCCCGCAGTAAGCTGCACACCCTCGGAAAACACGCGAAAGGCTGGACGTCCATCGGGCAGCCACAACAAAACAACTCTGTTGTTGAGAGTCCCATCGTCAAATTGCCCTAAGACTTGGCTGCCCCCTACTTCAAATGGGTCTGCTTCAATCCAGAGAACGAAATCATCGTCTTCTGTGATTGGCGAGTCATAGGCCAACTCTTGCGCCGTGATGCTGGCGGCTGTGCCAAATGTCGGAATGATTGGAAAAGGTGAACTCCCCGGAGTCATCCATAGCGCGTAAAGGTCGACGTACTCACCTACCACATTACTTTCTGGTCCTACGCCAAAGGTGGCGTCTTGAAACTCAGATGTGTTTTCGAAAGTCGCCCATATCAATGTCTTACCATCAGCAAGTTCAATAAAGGCTGCGTCTAAAACGGAGGTTACTGATCCTTGAAAGAGCTGGGTGGCACCGTTAGACGAAAACTGGACTCTCGCATTGTCACCGGGTGATTGCGAATCGTCATACCATTGAAGCCGGGCCTGCCCGGAACTTCCGAACTCTATGATAGCGCCAATCGCAAATATGCTAACGCCATCAGGGAGAGTCGCCCTTTCAGTACTAGTCCGCGAATAAGAATAGCCCTCACTGGCGAGTCGGACAGGACTGAGAAACACATCATCGGGCGGGAGTGCAGTTTTGGTGCAGGTTGACGGCAGATTGAAAGGCGTGAACGTTTGAGAAGCCATCGCGGTTAGCGGCCCATAGAACAGCGCACCTCGGCCCGGCAGGATGACCGGCTCGTGACTCTTGAAGTGATGCAGCCTGCCATTCGCGTCGATGTCCCAACATTCACCAGCGCGATAACTGGTGGCGCTAACGCGTTTCAGGACGACGTTTTCGAGATAGACATCATTCGGATTGCCGACAGATATGCGTTTGAAACCCAGCGATCCGGCTGTCCGAATGTCATACGTCTCGAACCCTCCATCGAGTATTTTGACGATTGATTTGCTGGCAGAGAATTGCAGATACGCCGCGCCACCAGTCAGGGTTTCGGCATCGACGGAGAGCACGAACCGAGAGCCAACAGGCAGGCCAGCAGGGTCTTGAGCCAAAATAGCGTAATCACCGTCGGGAGCGTACATCCGTGCACGCCCATCCACCACGCTGGTGACAGACGTGCCTTCATCATTGATGCCCCACCCGTTCAGGCCATCGCTGAAATCGCCATTGACGATCAGATTGCCCGAAAGCGGGATGGCGAAGTCGCGGGTGAGATGGCTGCCAGAGCGGTACCACCCGTGCGCAAAATCGAGAGCGAAGTCAGCATCACCCAAAGGCACCTTCTCGCGCGTAAGATCGCGCGATGCCAGCGATCCGGACGCAGGATAGAAGCCCATCATGCGATGAAGGCCAGCGCCACCCGGCCTGCAGACTGGCCGCGCAGCCAGATATGTTCCGCCGCGCAGTCAACGGCCATATGACGTGTCAGATGCACACCAGCAGTCAGATCATCGGGCATATCATCCTGCAGTGCCACGAAGAGCAGCTGCCCCGAACGGAACAAGCTTTCGATCATGCAGGCGCGATTGGCGAGTTCCGGCCGCACAGCGGCAAGATCAATCCATTCGGTGCCAATATCCTGAGAAGGAAGGGTTTCGACGATCATGGGCGCAGCCTCGATAGAGTGGAAATGCACGCCACATTTGCGCGCGCGCGGCTGCAATCCACCGCCCCGGCTTGTGTTGCAGGAAACGACAAAACCAGCGCCTCGTGACTATGCCGGCGGGCTGGCACAGCTGCGGCAATGTCCACGCCCGCCATCGACCTGTCGCGCCTGCCCGCGCCTGACGTTCTGGAAACGCTCGATAGCGAGGCGATCCTTGCCGCCAGTTTGAGGGATCTGCAGGCGCGCTGGCCGGACTATGACACGCCGCTGGAATCCGACCCGGCAATGAAGCTGCTGGAAGCGGCCGCCTATCGCGAAATGCTGATGCAGGCGCGGATCAATGATGCGGCGCGGTCGGTGATGCTGGCTTTCTCGGCCGGCAGCGATCTCGACCATCTGGGCGCCAACCTGAATGTCGCGCGCCGACTGATCACACCCGCCACCGACCGCACCCCAGCGATCTGGGAAAGCGACACAGAATTTCGCGCGCGTATTCAGCTCGCGCCGGAAATGCTGCCCCATGCGGGGATTACCGCCGGTGGCTATCGCTTCCGCGCTCTGGCCGCTGCGCCCGGCGTGAAAGACGTTGCCGCGAATAAGGGCGATGGTGGCAGGGTAGAAATCGTCCTGCTCGGCCGGAACGGCGATGGCAGCGTGGGCGCCGAAACTGTCGCCACAGTGCGCGATGCCTTCACCGCCGATGATGCGGTACAGCTGACCGATATCGTCACTGTGCGCGCTGCCGACATCATCCCCTTCGATCTCACCGTGCATCTGCAAATCGGGCGCGGTCCTGATCCGGCCGTGATCGTCGGCGAAGCAAGGCAGGCCATCCTTGCCTATGTTGCGCAGCGTCACGCGATTGGCCGCGTTCTCTACCGGCGCGGGATCGAAGCCGCCGCCAAGGTTGGCGATGTCGAACAGGCGATTGCCGATATTCCCGATATCGATCCGGGCAAAGCCGGCGCGGCTTTTCTGGGCGCCCTCACCCTCACGCATGAGGTGCTGTGATGGCGCCCGTTCCCTCGCTCCTCCCCAACAGCAGCACCGCTTTCGAACGCGCCATCGAGCAGGTGATCGGCAGCCGGCAGCTGATGTCGGCGGATCTGATCAGCGCCCCGCTCGACCCCGATCGCTGCCCTGCCCATTTGCTCGGTTTCCTCGCCTGGGCGAAGTCGCTGGAAATCTGGGACGATGACTGGAGCGAGACGAAGAAGCGCGGCACGATCCGCAATGCGGTGCGCCTGCACCGGCTGAAGACCACGCCCGCTGGCATTCGCGACCATCTTCAGCTGGTTGATGCCGAACTGCTTGATCTCGTGCGCCCGCCGGCCACGCCCTATCTCGCACGCGGTCTTAATGATGCGGCGCGCGAAGCCTGGCTGGATGGCCTGCCGCAGCTTCGGATCTATCCCTTCGCCCGGCGCAGCACTGCCCGGCCAGGGCAGATATTCCTCTCCCGCCCGCTTCACCGCGCCTTCCTTGCGGATCAGGCAGGACGCGGCGCGCACGCGCGCTTCCTGCTCACCTCGCGCGGTGTCGCCAATCGGGGCCAGCGCGCCAGCTTTGTCGATGGCGGAGTTACGCATGACACTACGCTCAGCGATACCGGCGATGGCGGCACCCGCGTCACCATCCGCCGCACCGCCGATCGCGCCTTTTATGGTCACAGTCATCTCGGCGTCTTCCTGCGGAAAAGCCGCGCCCATGACAGCCTGCTATCCTTCCGCGTCGCAATGGATGGCCCAGCGCGCGCTCTGTCGCCCGGCCTCAATGCCACAGACATTCGCCCGCGCCGCATACACCAGCGGCGCAGCGCGCAACGCGCACGCGGCTTTCTCGGCCGGCTGCATTTGGGAGACAGATCGGCCTTCCTGCCGGCAAGCGAAGGGCCGATGCTGGTCTATGACCGGATTGCCTTTGCCGTGCCCGGCCGTCCCCTGCCCCGCATACAGGCAACCACCTTCCTTGGCCGCGACCGGCTCGGCATAGCGCCCTTCACCGCAGAAATGCGCATCGGCATTCCGGCAAAACGCCCGCCCGCTCTCGCCAGGCACTTCTATGGCCATGCCGTGCTCTGGAAAGCCAGCACCGCCCGCTTCACCCGCGCGCTGGAGGCGATCCGCGTCTCCAAGGCTCTGCGCGACACGATCAGGGTCACCAGCACCACGCACCGCCCGGTGGCCTTCACCCCTTCGCTTCGCTTCGGCGAATTCATGTTCGGCGAAATCAGAAAGGTCGCCTGATGGAAAAAATCGTCAATTTCCGGGACGGGATGGATCTCAGCTCCACCGATCTCAAGAATATCCAGTCCTTCGCGCAGGAAAGCCTCGATCATATCGTGGCCGATACCGTGACCACGCAGCGCAAATATGCCGGCTTTGCCTCGGTCATGCTCAGCGGCCTGCGCATGCAGGTCAGCGCCGGGCGGCTTTACGATGCGGGCCGCGTCTTCAATATGGAGGCGGCGATCGAGCATGATTTTACCGCCGCCACGCCGGTGCAGCACCGCAAGATCTGCTCGCTCGTTGCCTGGTCCGAAGTGATCGAGACCGGCGAGACCTCGCGCGAGATCCTGATCGATGTCGAAAACCAGACCACCGAAGCGCAAACGGTGATGATGGAAACGCGCCGCGTCGCGCGTCTCTCGGTCCGGCAGGGTGTCGAAAGCCCCGATCCGGTGGCCCCGGCCATCGTTGAAGGCCAGCTGGAAATCGCCCGCATCACGCTGACCACCACCGGCATTGAAAGCATTGCCATGGTGGCAGACAATGCCCTGCCTTCGACTGCAGCCCATGGCACCCGCCTTGCCCATCTCGAGACCTTCCGCCGCGACGCGCAGGCCAAGGTGCAGGGTCTGTCTGGCGATATTGCCGCATTGACTGAAGGCCAGGCCAATATGGTGGGGGTCGAACAATATGGGCAGGTGCTCGACCGTCTCGCGTCTGTTGAGGCAAAGACCGGCGTGCCCGATAGTGCGGTTTCCAGCTTTGCCGATTTCCTGCTCGATGAAAGCGCCAGCGACACCGGCTTTGCCGGCTATCATGCCAAGGTGGAGGAAGGCATTCGCTTTCCCGAAGCGGCATCAAGCACCACCGCACTCGCTCTCAAGAACCCGATCGATCCCGGCGCGAAGCTCAGCGATGGGCTGCTGCTGCCAGCCTATGACCGGGATCTGCGCTTTTCCACCGGCGCGCCCACGGGTGAGGTCAAGCTCAATGGCTATAGCTATCAGACCAATGAGCTGACCCGCAAAACGCTGGTCCGCTATCGCCTGCGACACGGCATTCTGCATCCCTTCAGCTCGCGCTATGCCTTCCTGAAATCGGGGCGCTACGATCTGCTGGGCGCAGTCTTCACCAAACAGGGCGAAGTGCTGCAGGCAAACGCAGCCGCGCGCTCTGCCTTACTGCGCAATCACATTTTCTGGCGCCGCCACTTCCACTGGGTGGACAAGGTGGAGGTGCCCTATTGGGATACGGTCACGGTCGACCACACCGTGCCCGGCACGCAGGTCACCGAAACCTTCCTGCAGGCCAATGACATGGTGCTCGATGCGCTGGGCCTGTGGTTTACCAAGCTCGCCGCCGATGGCGCGGTGACGGTGGCCATCTGCGAGACCGAGCATGGCGTCGCCCGCACCGATCAGGTGATTGCGCAGACCACACTCGACCGGGCCGATCTCTCGGTCGAGAAAGAAACCATCGTGCCACTGCCGCCCACCTTCCTGACCGGCGGCAAGCGCTACGCCATTCTGGTGATGACGGCGGCCGATCACTATCTCGGCACCGTGCAGGGCAGCGTCTATCCGCAGGGCACCTTCTTCTATGTACTGGACGGCCAATATCAGCAGGGTGACGGGACGAAGGATATCGCCTTCAGCCTCTATGGCGCGAAGTTCCGCCAGTCGCGTGCTGTGATCGATCTGGCTGAAGTGCAGCTGGCCGATGGCATTGCGGATATTGATATTCTGACGCAGGCGACCGAGCCGGGCGCAACCGAGCTCACTTTCTTCGTCCAGATCGGCGGCGTCTGGTATCCACTGTCGGACAGTGAGACGACGCCGCTGGCCCAGGGCAATGTACTGCAGAACCTGCTGCCCCTGCGCGTGGTGATGACCGGCACGCCGGAAGTCATGCCGATCCTGAAGCTCGCGGGAAGCCAGCTCACCGTATCGCGCCCTGATCTTTCCTTCAGCTGGATCTCGGAGGAGCGGCATTTGCCAGGTAGCGGCTCCGATGAAATCGTTGCCCGCTTCGAGCTGGAGCGCTTTGACGAGGCCGACCACACGCTAACCCCCAGCCTGCTGACCGGCGCGGCCTATGGCACGGAAACGGCCCCGGACAGCGTATCGGACAGTGTGACCGATGACGGCACGATCCAGCGCACCGCTATCTGGTCGCTCGATGCGGTCGTCACCGACTTCCGCCTGAAGCTCACCGGCACCACCAGCAGCGCCCAGCGCCCCTTCCATGTCGCGGTGCGCCGCGATCATGCGCTGTAAGGCGAACGCAGATGGCCAGTCTTCCGTCCGATCTCGATTTTGAGAAAGACAATGAAGCCAGCCCGGCGCGCATGAACCGGGCGATGCTCTATATCGCCAATCAACTGCGCGCCGCGCTGGGCCAGCGGCAATCGATCGAACAGGCGATCGAGGAATTGCGCGGCCTTGCGCTTGACCGGATTGATCAGGCGCTGACGCCTGTCTTCCTGCAGGCGCAAGGCGATGCTGCCGCGGTGCACGCCATCTATGCGGCGCTGCAGGCGGGCAATACGCTCGATGCCTATCTGCCGCGCAGTGAAGCAGCTCAGCTGGCACCGCTCGCCAGTGCCGCGCTGACCGGCACGCCCACCGCCCCCACGCCTGCAGGCGGGAACAACAGCACGCGGCTTGCCACCACGGCTTTCGTGCTGGGGGAGATTGCCAATATCGTCGGTGCGGCCCCTGACAATCTCAACAGCTTTCAGGAATTTGCCGATGCGCTGGGCGAAGATCCGAACTTTGCCACCACCATCCTGGGCGCACTGGCGACCAAGGCCGAGAAAGACCGCGTCGTCGCCGCTGCGGATACCAGCGGCACTCAGGCCCCCGATGCCGACAGCACCGATATCTGGGCGCTGCTGGGCCTCACTGGCAATGTCACGATCGGCGCCGCCACCGGCAGCCCGCGTGACGGGCAAACGCTGCTGATGCGTATCCGCGATGATGGCACGGCGCGCAGCCTTGCCTGGCACAACTCCTACCGGGCCATCGGCTTTCCGCTGCCAGGCACCACCGAGCCGGGCAAGCTTCTCTATATTGGCGGCAAATGGAATGCAGGCGACGGCAAGTGGGACATGCTGCCCGCAGCATCGGAGGAATAGGCATGGCGCAATTCCTCCGCCCGATCGCCACCACGCTGTCCTCCCGCATTGCCACTGGCGATCACACATCGATCGACGAAGCCGTGCCCGATGATGGCGATTACATCCGCACCCAGAACATCTATCCCGGCGGCGCTGCGGCGGTGTTTGAGTGCCGCCTTTCGCCTGCCCTGCAGCCGCGATCCCCTAACGCTACGCTGCGCCTGCGCTCTTATGACCCGCAGCCTTATGGCAGCTATATGACCCTGTCGCTCAAACAGGGCGCGCAGCAGCTCTGGACCGCCGAATATGACCCGCCCGGCATCGGCATAAGAACGGCAGAAGTAAGCCCTGACATCTCCGGCGTCACCGATTGGAGCGATCTCAGCTTTCGCTGCGAGTTTTACCTGCCTGGCTGGCAGACGCCGGGCGGCGCGCGAAACGTCTATCTCTACTGGCTGGAGCTCGAAATCCCCGACCGCGTCCCTGCCAGCCTGTTGATGCTGCTCTGACATTCTTGACGAGCGCGGAGGAGATTCAAACGCATATGGGTGTCTCAAAGGGCAGCCAAACTCTCGCTACTGGGTAAGTCTGTATGTGATACCCATCCCAGACACATCTTCCACCGTGATATTGTGGCCCTTAATTCTAATCATCTGCGGGAATTCCTCACGAGGCACTACTAACTCTTCTGTGAAAGCGTCTCGGGCGAAGTCAGATTTAAACTCGCGATAGGAAAATCGAAGTGTGTCGCCGTCGGCACCCGAAAATCTGATAATGTATTCAAAATCACTATCGGTTTGGCCTGCGGCCTTCCCGTACTTTGGCCTCTTTTCGGCCTTGATTTTAAAGAAAATCTGGCTCTGATCTTCGCTCCACCGATCAAATGCCCCGTCGCCGTCATCATCGATAAAACAGCCACCACTTCCGTCTGGTCTAACGCATGCCTTAAATTCGGCTTTAGTATCCATTGGATAAATCTGCGTGCCAGCTGGAATGGTACGTTTCCCCCAAAGAGCGCCAATGCGCCCATCTTCATCAAGCACCCAGATATTGTAATCGGCACGATTACGGACGTGAAGAACAGTCTCTCCAATACCGACGGTGACTGGGGCGTCGGAAGATGGCGAAACTACCGTGCTCACCCGCATATCAGAGATAGCCGCATCTGCTTCATGCCATTCCTGGGCACTCGCCTGAAAAATACTCAGCGTCGAAGCTGCAACCCCAAGCATTATGAAACGCATAATCCCCTCCCTCAAAGCTGACTTATCCCAGAGTTCTTTCATTGCAATTCATCCGGCACCGATCAAGTTCGGCGCACCGATATTGTGATGGTTAGCACGCCAAACACACCCGGTAGAGTTCTGCCTCTGCCCACCTGATCCTGCGCGGGCATGGACGACAATCACGACATCCTCGGCAAAATCGGCGATCTGTTGCGTATTGGGCGCATTGCGTCCGTTGATCTGGCGGGTGCCACCGCCACTGTTCAATGCGGCGATGTCCTGTCGCCTGACCTCCCCTGGTTCGAATGGGCCGGTGAATGGCGCAGCTGGTCCCCGCCCGGCGATAAAGAGCAGGTGCTGCTGCTCTGCCCCGAAGCTGATATCGCCAGCGGCATTATTCTGCGCGGGTTGTTCTCCAACAGCGCCCGCGCCCCAGCCTCCACCGCTGAACCCGAATTCCACGGCCCCGATGGTCTGCTGATCCGCCTGACGCGCGATGGCATCGCCATCACCGCACCGGGCGACATCACCGTCGACGGCGACGTGCGCGTCACCGGGACCATCACTGCCAGCACAGACGTAAAAGCCGCCGGCGTCAGCCTGAAAGCGCACCGCCACACCGGCGTGGCCGCCGGCAGCGCAATATCGGGGGCGCCACAATGAGCGGCATGAACCGGCACAGCGGCAAGGCGCTTTCGGGAGAGGATCACATCGCCCAGAGCATTGGCGACATCCTGACCACCCCAATCGGCAGCCGCGTGATGCGGCGCGATTATGGCAGCCGGCTGTTCGAACTGGTCGATACGCCGCTCAATTCCCGTACGTCCCTGCTCTGGACCGCCGCCACCGCCGCCGCGCTCGACAAATGGGAGCCGCGCCTGCGCGTCACCCGCGTGAAGCTGACTGGCTTTGACGGCAGCGGCACGCCGCAGCTCACCATCACGGGAGAGCGCACCGACATTCCCCGCTCGCCCGAGCTGACCCTCTCCATTCCTGTTTGATCCCGAAAGGCGCGCTCATGACCTATTCCCACGGCATCACCATCAATGAAATCAGCGCCACCGCGCGCCCGATCGCCGCCCTCTCCACCGCCGTGATCGGCATGGTTTCTGTCGCCGATGACGCCGACGCGGAGACCTTCCCGCTTAATCGGCCTGTGCTGATCGAGGATGTAACGCAGGCGATCGGCAAAGCTGGCGACAATGGCACGCTCGCCCCCAGCCTCTCCGCGATCGCCGATCAGGCCAGCCCGCCAGCCATCATCGTCCGCGTGGAAGAAGGCGCGGATGAAGAGGAAACCGCCGCCAATATTCTCGGCACAACCACGGCGGAGGGGCACCTGACCGGGATGCAGGCGCTGCTGGGTGCGGAATCGCAATTCGGCCTGCGCCCGCGCATTCTGGGCACGCCGGGTCTCGACACGCTGGATGTTGCCACCGGCCTTGCCACACTGGCCCGCAAACTGCGCGGCTTCGCCTATTGCGCCGCACAGGGAGAAACCCTCGCCGAAGTGCAGGACTACCGGCAGAACTTCAGCGCCCGCGAACAGATGCTGATCTGGCCCGAATTTTCGGATTTCACCGGCAGCGCCATTGCCCGCGCCTTGGGGCTGCGCAGCCGGATCGATCAGGAGACGGGCTGGCATAAGACCCTGTCCAATGTCGCCATCAATGGCGTAACCGGCCTTTCGCGCCCGGTGCCCTTTTCCATTCTGGGCGATCAGCCGACCACCGCCAGCCTGCTGAATGATGCCGATATCACCACTCTGGTGCGGCTCGATGGCTATCGTTTCTGGGGCAACCGCACTTGTTCGGATGATCCGCTATTCGCCTTTGAAAGCGCCGCCCGCACGGCGCAGGTGCTGCAGGACACGATTGCCGATGGCCTGACCTGGGCGATCGACAAGCCGATCGTTCCCGCACTGATCCGCGACATCACCGAAAGCATCAACGCAAAATTCCGCGACATGCAGGCGCAGGAGCTGATCATTGGGGCCGAGGCAAGTTTCCGTGAAAGCGACAACAGCCCTGCCGCCATCGCCGCCGGCAAGCTGGTGTTTGATTACACCTACACGCCCTGCGCCCCGGCGGAATCGATCACGCTCACTCAGCGGATCAGTGAGCGCTTTTACGCGCAGCTGCTCAGCGCCTGAGCCGCCGCTTTCCATCCATCCGCACGGAGTATCGCCATGGGCCTCCCCAAAACCATCAAATATATGAATGTCTATGCCGACGGAGACAGCTTTCTGGGTGAAAGCTCCGAAGTCACCCTGCCCAAGCTCGCGCGCAAGATCGAGGATTGGCGCGGCGGCGGGCATGATGCCGCGCTGGGTGTTGATCTGGGCGGCGAAGCGCTCGAATTCGAATGGAAGGCCGGCGGCTTTCTGGAGAAGGTTTACACCCAGTTTGGCGCGGCATCGGTCAATGCCCTGCAGCTGCGCTTTGTCGGCTCCATTCAGGATGACGGCACCGGCCAGGTCAAAACCATCGATATCACCGTGCGCGGCCGACATCAGGAAATCGACCCCGGCAGCGCCAAGGGCGGCGAGATTGGCGAGACAACGACCAAGACCCGCTGCGCCTATTACAAGCTGATGGTCGATGGCCGCACGCTGATCGAGAAAGATGAGCTGAACATGGTCTTCATCGTCAACGGCGTGGATCGGCTTGCCCAGCATCGCGCCGCACTCGGCATCTGAGTTCACCAGCTTCGCCCCGGCGTGCAATCGAGCGGACGCGCCGGGGCGGAGACCAGCGATCCGCTCCTTTCCCAGAAAGCCTTTCCATGACTGACACGGCCGCTCCCAAGCGCAAGACCAGCGAACCCATCACCCTGTCCGAGCCCATTTGCCGGGGCGAACAGACGATCGAAGCGATCACCCTGCGCAAGCCCAAGGCAGGCGAACTGCGCGGCCTTTCCATTCAGGATCTGATGAGCGCCAAGACTTCCGCCGTGCTCGACCTGCTGCCGCGCATCACCATGCCGCCCATCACGGCTGCCGAGGCCGATGATCTGGAGCCTGAAGACCTCGCTTCCTTTGGCGGCGCGGTGATCGATTTTTTTCTGAGCCCGGCAGAACGGAAGATGATGGAGCAGGCATTGAAGGGCTGATCGCTGATATTGCGATCATCTTTCACTGGCCCCCTTCCGATCTGCTGGAGATGGAACTGGAAGATCTGCTGACCTGGCACAGCTTCGCCATTGCCCGCTGGAACCAGATCCATGAGGCCCCCGAATGAACCAGAAACTGCGCCTTATCGTGAACTTCGCCGGGCAGGATCGCCTGTCCGGCCGTTTGCGCAACATCACGGCCCATGGCCGCGAAGGATCGCGCATTCTCGCCGAAATGAAGGGCGAGGCGCGCAAGGCAGAGCGGGAACTGCGCGACCTGCGCGGCGAGATCGCGCAAGGCGTGGCAACGGGTCGGAAGCTGAGCGATCTGGTGGAGCGCGAACGCCAGCTCGCCGCTGCGGCAAGGCAGGCCAATCAGCGTTTCGAAGAACAGGAAAGGCGGCTGCAGAAGATCACCGCGCACCGCGAGCGCTGGGGCCGCGTGCAGCAGGCGACCGGGAAAGCCGGGGCTTATGCATCTGCTGCGATCACCCTGCCGGCAGTGGCCTTTGCCAGGGGTGCATTCCAGAAGGCGGTCGATAATGAAGAGCTGGAATCCGCCTACGCCCAGACCTTCGGTAATCAGACCAGTGTAATGGACCAATGGGCAGCGCGCACCGCTGCCACGCTCGGCCGCACGCAGATGGAACTGAAGAACGCTGCCAACACCTTCGGCATATTCTTCAATCAGGTGACACCTGATGGCGCACAATCTGCCGCCATGTCGCAAAAGTTCTCTGTTCTCGCGCAGGATCTCGCCAGTTTCTACAACACGGATGAGCAAACCGCGCTGGATAAACTGCGCTCGGGCCTGACCGGAGAGGCAGAACCGCTGCGCGACTTCGGCGTGTTTCTTTCGGCCGCGACAGTGCAGCAGCAAGCTTACAAGATGGGCCTCGCCAAAACAGGCGAAGAATTAACCGAGCAGCAGAAAATTCAGGCGCGCTATGCCCTGATCCTCGCCAGCACCACCAATGCCCAGGGCGACGTTCTGCGCACGCAGGACAGCACCGCAAACCGTCTGCGCGCGGCGAATTCCGCATGGACGGATCTGCAAATCACAGTCGGTGAGAAACTGATCCCCGCCCTCACTCCGGCGATCGGTGTCTTCGCGGATCTGATCAATAAATTCTCCGAGCTTTCGCCCGAAACACAGAAGTGGATTGTGGTTGCCGGCGTCGCGGCCGCAGCACTCGGCCCCCTCCTGCTCGGCATCTCGGCCGCCGCCACCGGCATTCGCGCGCTTATCGGCCCCATCATGCTGATGAACAGCGGGTGGAAAGCCTTCAAGGTCGCAAAGGAAGCGGGAAAGTTCACGCGTATTGCCTCGCTGGCACGCGGAGCCGTTCCCGCCATGCTCTCTTTTGGCAAGGCCGCGCTGACCATGGGCTGGGGCTTCCTGCGCGCAGGCCTGCTGATGCTGGCCAATCCGGCCGTGCTTGCCATCACGCTTCTGGTCCTCGCGATCGGCGCGGCCGCCTATCTGATCTATCGCCACTGGGACACCATCAAACTCGCTTTCGCCAACGGCGTCGCCGCACTTGGCCGGGCATGGGAGTGGATCAAGTCCAGTTTCTCCGCTGGCATCGTCTGGCTGCAGGCCCTCCCCGCAAAAATGGCCAGCTTTGGGCGGGCCATGATCGAAGGGCTGGTGAACGGCATCATGGCCGCGCCGGGCAAGGTCTGGAATGCGCTGAAATCCATCGTGCTGGGCGGCCTCAGCAGGGTACGCGATCTGCTGCAGATCAATTCACCCTCCCGCGTTTTCATGCGTATCGGCGGCTACGTCAGCGAAGGCATGGCGCAGGGCATCGATCGCGGAGGCAAGCGCTCCGTCCGCGCCGCGCAAAGCCTTGCGAGCCGTGTCGCCACCGCTGGCCTTGCCTCGGCTTCCCTCGCTGTCGCAGCCCCGGCAAGCGCAGCGCCTGCACCGATGGCTACCCTCGGCCCAATCACCATCACAATCAAAGCGGCACCGGGGCAGAGCGAGCAGGAAATTGCCGAAGCCGCCATTCGTGAAATGCGCCGGCAGGAAGCAATTGCCCGCGCATCCGCCTTTCAGGACGATGATGATGATTAAGGAGCCCGCCCCATGCTGATGGCCCTCGACATGTTCGCTTTTGAAATCGGCACCCTGCCGTTTCAGGAGCTGCAGCACCGCGCAGACTGGCGTTTTGGTCGCGGCGATCGCTTCGGTGCGCGCCCGGCCACGCAGTTTCTGGGGGCAGGCGAGGATAAGATCGAACTCACCGGCGCGCTTTATCCGGGCGATGGGATCGGCTCTTATTCCTCTCTCGGTCGCATTCGCGAACTGGCCGCACGCGGTGAGGCTTATCGCCTCACCGCTGGCACAGGCGATGTCCTGGGCAGCTATATCATCCTGTCGCTGGAGGAAACGCAGAGCCACTTTTTCGTCGATGGTGCTCCGCGCAAGGCAGATTTCAGCCTGACGCTGGAGCGAGTGGATGGCTGACAATTTCACCCTGCCCCGCGCTGCATGGAAAGTGACGCTGGATGGCCGCGATTTGACCGAATTGATCAACCCGCGCCTTCTCTCCGCCTCGATCTCTGAAAAGCGCAGTGATGAGGCCGACCGGCTTGATATCACCCTCCACGATGCCGATGGGTTGATGGAGATCCCCCGGCCCGGTGCGCTGCTGCATGTGCAGATGGGCTGGATCAGGGGCACCGGCCTGCCGCTCGGTCTGGTCGATAAGGGCACGTTTCGCGTCGATCAGGCAAGCTGGCGCGGCGATCCGGATCAGATCACCATCCGCGCGCGCAGTGCTGATTTCACCGATGCCTTCCGCATTAGGCGGGAGCGCAGCTTTGTCGGTTGCACGGTGGCTGAAATCCTCGGCGCGATTGCCCAGGACAACGGTCTGAAGCTCGCCATCGATGCCTTGCTCGGCAGTCTGATCATTCCCGCCCTCGGCCCCGGCGCCAAAAGCGACGCCGCCTTGCTCCGCGCGCTCGGCCGTCGTTTCGATGCGGTGGCGACGGTAAAGGCCGGTGCGCTGCTCTTTACACCCATCGGCAACGGCCTGTCCGCCAGCGGGCAAAGCCTGCCGGTGGAGGTGATCGACCGCTCCGCCATGAACCGGCCCGAATATGAGCGGATCGAGCGGGAAAATTATGGCGGCGTGATCGCGGTCTGGCACGATCGGGCCACGGCAGAACGGCGGGAAATCCAGATTGGCGGTGATGGCGAGGGAAAGCCAAAGCGGCTGCGCAAGATTTTCGCAAATGCAGAGGATGCCCGGCAAGCCGCGCAGGCTGAAGACCGCCGCATCGGTCGCGCAAAAGCAAAGCTGCGCTTCGAACTGCCACTGGGCAGACCGGATCTGTTTCCGGATCGCCCACTAAGCATCAGCGGGCTGAAGGATGAAGTGAGCGCGCTGAATTGGCTGATTAATGAGATCACCCATACGATGGATGGGAAAAGCGGCTTAGCGACTTCTATTTCTTTAGAATATGGAAACGCAGAAAACTAACAAACCGCATCTGACATCATCTCGCGATTACTATCTGGTCGGATGAATTTCCATTCGCCTTGACCGTCCCGTGTGAAGACCTCGTGGCCCATCTCATCGTAACCTGACTGCGCTGAAAATTTAAAGCGGCCACCACAATCGAAGATAACACGCGTTAGATATTTCACAGCGCCCTTAGTGTCAGGACTTCTCAAAGCCCAGTGCAACCATACCGCTACCCCCTCGCCGGTCTTTTGAATGTCGCTATCGTTAAACCAGACTGTGTCGCTGCTCGAACCCCAAGCATGATCGGGCACGTTGTCGCCCCAAGGTGGATCTTCTTCGAACCAATGCCGAACTATCTCATCCTCTTCCCACCATTTTATGGTTGGCTTGCAATGTTCAAGATTGCAATCATCGCCTTTTTGCCGTCGATCGCTCGATACTGTAGTGGATGGATTAGCAAGCGCTCCGGTCGCCGCTGAAGTAAGTATCAGCGCAAAGGCGATATTTCTCATCTCACACTCTCCTCTCCACATTCACCGACCAAGCGCAGTTTAGGCTTATCCCAGTCGCGGCGGTATATTGCGTTGTTGGAGTTGAGCTGGAGGCAGGCGAGGTTTTCGCCGCCGACATATAGATGCGCCAGTGTGCGGCCGTAGTGGTCTTTGCCGTGGCGTTCGATATGCAGCGGGCCGCGTTTCATGGCGGCGCGTAGGTTGTCGGTGGATTGCTCCGGATCGCCCGGCGCGCAATTGCGGCCAGGGCGGCAATGGCCGGGCATTTCGGGCGCGTCTATGCCGAGCAAGCGAACCCTTTCATCGCCGCAGCGAATGGTATCGCCATCGGTCACCTTGCAGCCGGAAATCTCGGGCAAATCCACACGTTCACCAGAGACTTCCCCTGCCTGACCACACCCTGCGCACAACGTGGCCGCAGCTACGCAAATCATCTTTCCCATATTCATGCGCACTCGATATGCGCAGGAGAACGAAAAGGGAATATCTACCCTTCGGATTTATCAGTTGGCTGTGTTAATCCAAGCTCTTCCGCTGTTGCGCCCGCATTCATCGCAGCGAGAACCAATGCAGCTTCACACGCAGCGATGCCCTGTGCCGCATCGTTGGCAGCATTTTGCATTTCAGCTTTGTGAGAGATTTTGTCGGGTTCATTTAGTGCATCCACCATGGCATCCGCAGAAGCCCACTTCGCCAAATAGGCGTTGGAGCATACCTCCGCTGCATCCTCGAACTGCTTGTGCACCGTATTACCAACGCTGGCCGGGATAGGAATTTCTTTAATATCTTTATGCGTGCTCAGACAGATACGAGCCATGGCTGTTGCCGCATTGAAGAACGCGACATCGCCATCTTGCGCCGCACTTCCGAGATTTTTGCCTGCCTGATCGCAGGGCACCAGCTTGGTCGACAAGTGCTGAAAATACTCGATTGCATCAACCTTAGCCGTAGCGCTTGGCTCTTCTGGAATTTCCTTTTCATTGGAACCACAGGCAGCGAGGGACAAGCACAGCGCCAGCCCCGACAGGCATTTCAAATTCATCTTCCCCCCATTTTTATTTTACATTTTGCGAACAATTCCGACCAGGCGGCCGAGGATGTGGAGTTCGCCATCATAGGCCATTTCTGGTGGTATGGCCTGATTGTCGGATAGGATTTTGACGCCCTCCGGTGTGGCGCGGAGGCGTTTGATCATGCCGGAGCCTGCATAGGCGACCGCCCAGATCTTATCTGACATGGTCATGTTCTTTTGCGAGGTGTCTATCAGCAGCAAATCGCTGTCGAGGATCGTGGGCATCATGCTGTCGCCCGACCCTTGCGCGAAATAGACATCCTCTGGGTTTGCTGAAGTGTAATGGCGTAGCCAGTCGCGGCTGAAATGGCGGACTTGCTTGGTTACCGGGACTTCGAGTTCCGTTGCCCCCAATCCAAAGCGAAGGTCGATCTCCTGCACTTCGACAAGGTCAAGCTGATCGGCAAGCGCCTGCGGCGAAATAGCAGGTAACGCCCCTGCATCGGGATCGTCCGTTTCTCCGGTCAGATACTCTCCAGTGGTTCCGAGAGCCCTGGCAATCTTGTGAAGATGCGAGGAACCGGAGCTTATTCCAGATTCCAGTTTGCCTATCGTCGCTTGGGAAAGGCCGACAAGTTTCGCAAGCTGGGTTTGCGAAAGTTCTCGTGCCTTACGTAATTCAGCGATTCTCTCACCAGTGCGCATTAAAACACCCTATTCCAAAGGGAATTATCTGGAACCATCGATATGCCCTTGACATAATTATTCTGATTGGAATAATTGGCGGCATGGAACACCAAATCACCCCATTCGAAGCGCTGAAGCGCGCATGTGAAGTAGCAGGTGGCCAATCTGCTCTCGGTCGGATCTGTGGCGTCGGACAACCTGCCGTGTGGAAATGGCTACAGTCTGCCAAGCGCCTGCCTGCTGAGCATGTGCTGAAGGTGGAGGCGGAAACCGGCGTCTCGCGTCACTTCCTCCGCCCTGACATTTACCCCCGCGAATTGGCCGCACCGCCTCTCTCCGATCATACTTCGCTCTGCGGCCCGATCTTATCGGCACGCCGCATGGCCGGACACGGCAATAGATCCGTAACTTTGGACGAGAGCGCAGCCTGATGAACGCGCTTCGTCACGACTTTCCCATTCTCGACAGCGAGCCGGTTGATCCTGAAATAGCGGAATTGCAGCGTCAGCTAGCCGTATCAAAGCGCTGGGCTCGGCTGCTGGAGCGCGCGTCGCTGGGAATGGCGCTCGCTATGCTGGCGGTCACCCTGCCGATCATCATCTGGAACATATATCGCGGCTTTTCGGCAGGTGCCTCGTGAACGCTCGTGAATGCCTGTGCATGGGCCTGTCTGTGGTCAGCGGCGCACTTCTGGGCTGGGCCATTCTCTTCTCTATCGCGCTGGATGCTTCCCTATGACCTTGCCCCGCCGCCCTGCCACCTTTGCCCGCGCTCTGGCGCAGATTGCCGATCTGCTGGGCTGGGATGGCTGCGCCGCCGTGCTGGAAAAGTCGGAAAGCCATGTCCGCAAGCTGGGTGCGCCTGATACCGAGCGCGAAATCTCGCTGCGCGATGCCTTGCGTCTCGATGCTGCATGGCGGCGCGCTGGCGGTGAAGGCGCGCCGCTGCTGGAATGCTACGCGATCAAGCTGGATATGGGCGCCCCGACAGAGCCAGCGACGCCAGACTGCATGGTGCGCGGCGCTGGCGATGCCGCAAAGGAAAGCGGCGAAGCGATTGCCGCCGCCCTCGCCCTTGCTGGCAATGCGCAAAACCCATCCGCTCGCACCACTGCCGTGCGGGAGATTGAGGAGGCGATCAATTCGCTTTCCCGTTTGCTCACCCGCATATCGATTACTGAGGAGGGCACGTGCCCGTGAATATGCAAACCAAACTCTCTGTGCCCGGTCGGCCGGTTTACCGCGAACATTCGGGCAAATCCCCGCTTGTCCGCTGCCCCACCTGCGGCGCGCGTGCCAAAAGCCGGACCAGCGCGGAGATTACCCCCACTTACCGCGAGCTGCGCTATTCCTGCTCTGACGTCGAATGCGGCATGACCTGGGTGGCGGGCCTCGCCTTTGTGCGGGAACTGTCGCCCAGCGGTTTTGGCACCGGCTTTCGAGAGGATAAGCCCGAACCGCGCCGGATGCCCGGCCATGAATTCGGCCAGCTTCCGCTGAATGATACTCTGGAGCGCCAGCCCAGCGGCTGATCACCTCCGCGCCCTAACCCTTTCCGAAACCGACGCAACGCCTCGCTGGCCTCAACCAGCGAACCCTTTCTTGCACCCTTTTTAGACTGGCCCGCTCGATGGACGACAAGCTCCGCCAAGACATACTCGCCCGGCTGCAGCGGGATTATAAATTCCGCTCCACCAGCGGCCCGTGGATGCGCGGTGGCCGCTGCCCGGATTGCCGGGGCAAGGAACTCTATATCAGCACCGAAAAGCCATGGGTGCTGCGCTGTGGGCGGGAAAACAAATGCGGCCATGAATGGTCCACCCGCGATCTCTATAGTGAATTGTTCGACAATTGGTCCGACCGGCACCCGCAGCGGCCCGATGATCCCCACGCCGCCGCGAAAGCCTATCTGCGCGACGCGCGCGGGCTGAATGTCGTGAAACTGGCCGGGGCTTTCTCTCAGGAGAATTACTTCGACCGGAAGGCCAATGCCGGGTCTGCCACGGTGCGCTTCCAGATGCCCGAAGGCGGATGGTGGGAAAGGCTGATCGACCGGCCCCACCGTTTCGGGAAGAAGAAAGCCAATATCAAATATGGCTACAGCTTCCGGGGGCATGCCTGGCAACACCCATCGCTTTCCATGGAGGATCTGGCCACGGCCAGCGAGATCTGGATTGCCGAGGGGATCTTCGACGCGGTCGCTCTGGCCGAAGCTTTCGAAAGTGAAAGACCCGGTGCCCGTGCGGTCTCCTCAATCTCGACCAATAACTATCCGGCAAAGTGGCTGGAGGCACTGGCAGAAGCCGTGGCTGCGCGCGGAACCAGCGCCCGCCGCCCGGTGCTGGTCTTTGCCTTCGACGTCGGCCCCGCCGGTGTGCGCTACGCCCGGCGATGGGTCGATCAGGCGCGGCAGGATGGCTGGACAGCGCGCGCGGCGCAGGTGCGGCCCGATGGCGAAGGCACGAAGCTGGACTGGAACGATTTGCACCAGCGCGGAATGCTGGAGGCCGAACAGCTCGACGCCTATCTCGAAAATGGCGACATCACGACCGCGGAAAACGCGGCGGAGAAAGCCTTCCTGCTCTATCGCCGATCGCGCCGGGCCGAATTCCCGCTGACCTTCAAAAGCCGCCAGCTTTGGGCACGCTTTGCGGCAGAGCGGATTAACGAACTGATCCAGTCCTATGGGGAGGATAAAACTCTCGCGGCGCTCTCCAATGAAGAAAAATGGGACCGCGCCGCGCGTGAAGCGGTCGAAATTACAGAGATCGCCAACTGCACATTCCGCGCGCTCTATTTCCAGCGTGATGCGGCCCTGAATGACAGCACCTATTATCTGCGCATCGACTTTCCGGGGAAGCAGGACACGGTGAAGGCCAACTTCCCCGGCCCAGCCATGGCTGGCGGCGGGGAATTCAAGAAACGGCTGATCTCGGTCGCGCCCGGCGCAATCTATACCGGCTCCACATGGCAGCTCGACAAGCTGATGGAGCGGCAGCTCGATGGCATCCGCACTGTCGATGCGCTCTATTTCTCCGGCTATTCGATCGAACACAACGCCTGGATGTTTGACGATATTGCCGTCACCGATGGCCGCGTCGTTCCCCTGAATGACGAAGACTACTTTGAAATCGGCAAAGTCGGGGTGAAGCCTACCGGGGCAACCGGCGAATTCGCGATCGATTATGATCCGAACCATGCCGATTACAGCTGGTGGCCGGATCTTTATGCGTCCTTCGGCCCGCTCGGCCTCGTCTCGCTCGCTTATTGGCTGCTCTCGCTCTTTGCCGAACAGGTCCGGCGCGACCAGCAAAGCCTCGGTTTTCTGGAGATATCGGGTGAACCGGGGTCCGGTAAATCGACGCTGCTGATGTTCCTTTGGAAACTAGTCGGTCGGCGGCACAATTATGAAGGCTTCGATCCCGCCAGCGCCACCGCTGCCGGCATTGCCCGCGAACTGGTCAAATATGGCAATCTGCCGGTGGTCTTTCTGGAAGGGGACCGGAAGAAAGATCAGCCCTCCACCCGCAAATTCGACTGGTCGGAACTCAAGAAGATCTACAACGGCCATTCGCCCCGCACGCGCGGCATCGCCAATGGCGGCACCGACACATTCAGCCCGCCTTTTCGCGGCGCGCTGGTGATCGCACAGAATGATCCGATCCGTGAAGCGGAAGAGGCGGTGCTCGAACGCATCATGCCGTTGAAGGTCGATAAGAGCCGCTTTTCGCCAGAGGGTAAGGCTGCCGGCAACCGGCTGAAACGGCACGATGTTGAAGACGTTTCGCATTGGATGATCGCCATGATCCGGCAGGAGCGGCAGATCATCGACCATTATCATGCGCGCTTCACCCATCATGAAGATCGACTGCTCGCCCATCCCGAAGTGCAGAATGACCGGCTTGCCTTCAACCATGCGCAGCTCGCCGCCGCGCTCGACTGTCTGGCGCAGGCAATGGTGGTGGATGGGAAAGCGACGATCAGTCCGGCCGAGCTGAATGACGGCCACCAGTTGATCGAGCAAATGTGCCTGGCACAGCATGGCGCTCTGGGTGCGGATCATCCCATCATCGCGCAGTTCTGGGAAAGCTTCGATTATCTCGATCAGAAAATGACCGAGGGGAAGAGCGAGGCGGAATGCGCCGGGCTCAATCACCACCGCAAACAGGCGCAAGGCCTGATCGCGCTCAGCATGCCCGAGGTTGAACAGGCCTTCGCCCATTACCGCATGACGATCCCCGGCGCCTCCATGCTTGAGCTGAAGAAAATGCTGCCCACCAGCAAAGCCCGCAAATTCATCCGCTCCGGGCAGGTCAACTGCCGCGACGGGCGCAACCGCCATTGCTGGATTTTCCAGTGTGATCCCCAGACCAAGACTGAAGGACTGCCGATATGACGGCCACCGAAACTGAAACGCGGCCCATGGGCCTCGTCCCCGTCACCGATGGCATGGGCGGCATTCGCCATGAATTCCGCGCCCTGCCCCCTGAAAAGCCCAAATCCGCGCGCAAGACACGCACCGCGCCCGATCCGATCGATGCCAATCCGGACAGCGCCGCGCAGCAGCTCAAGCAGCTGATCGAACGGCTAGAGCGGCTCGAAGAGGAAAAGCGCGGCATCGCTGACGATATCAAGGAAGTGAAATCGGAAGCGAAAGCGCTCGGCTATGACGTGAAAACCATCACCGCGATCATCGCCATGCGCAAACTCTCACCCGATGTCCGGCAGGAAGCTGAGGCAATTCTCGATACCTACAAGACCGCGCTGGGGATCGTATGATGCAGGACTGGAGCCATCCCGCTTTCGAAAACCCGGATTGCGCCATCTGGAATGATGATGAAATCGCCGCCGAAGCCCGCGCCGCTTTCGATCGCCGCCGCGAGACCTATCCCGGCCTGATCAAGGCGGGCCGGATCACGGTGGCAGAGGCGCGGCAGGATACCGAAGGCTGGCGCGCGATCGCCCGCGACTGGCAATGGATCGCCTTCGGCCAGGGCACGCCCGAGACCACGGCCACGCTCGATCTGCGGATTACCGCGCTGGATACCGCGATCGCCCGCTGGCTCGATATGGTCATCGATCACGGCCTCCCGCCCACGGAGGAAGAAGCCACACAGGGCGGCTTGCTCTGCGCCATGCGCTGGTGGGCAGAACGCGAAAAGCCTCCTTGGATGGCCTTCCACCATATCCGCTGGACCTCCGCCATCGGCCACGATTGGCGCCGGGAAAACGGATACCCGACACGCGGCGAATTGCTCGCCGGCTCCTCCAAATCCCCACCTGTGAAAGATGCCGCATGACCACTCAGCCCAAAGACCGCCTGCTCACGATCCGCGAAGTGATGCAACGCACCTCGCTTTCCCGCTCCTATGTCTATCACCTGGTCAAACAGGGCGACTTCCCCGAACCAATCAAACTCGGCCCCAAATGCACCCGCTGGTCCGAACGCGCTCTCGATCAATGGCTGCAGGAAAAGCTGTCTTAATGAAATTGGAATCAGGCGGCCTAGAGATTGGTCTGCTTTCAGCAGATCAATCCGCCGGCTCGAACGGCAGGAAATCGTGGGAAGCGGACAATCTCAATCCGCCAAATTTTGGGACGCTCTTGGAGAAGATATCAGTGGCTTCTGGAATTTAGGTCGCACTTGTCGCAAGTCCAACAATAAACTGCAGAAGGCTCAGCGCCGCCAACGAGGCAGTTACGGTCGGGTGATTGAGTAGTCGAATGATTTCCGGCCAAGGGACATTGGGCGCTTCCAACAGAATTATCACTGCCTCTACGCGCTTACAGGCGTCTGTCCGTGTTTGAACATCTGCGTCAGATTGCATTATGGCCGATTGCAGGGCCTTAGTTCGCTCGCGGATGATCGCGGCGTCAATCGGACTCACGCTTTTTGCCAGCCCTGTCCAATTGGTGCTGTCGATCTTCTTTTGAAGTTCTCGACGCTCGACGTCAGACACCGCTTTTTCGTCAGTCTCCTCCGCATGGACATATCGAGGATAAAGGTAGTCATACCTCGGATGGTTCAAGGCATCGGGGGAAGCTTGATAGTATCTTTGTTGATCAGTGTCTGAAGTCTTCGCTTCGAGCAATCCATCGGACGACATGCGTTCCAAAATCGCGCTTAAGGCCCCCTTTTCCTCAAGCGTCTGAAGCTTCTCAAAAAACGCACCTCGCCAGCCACTTGTGCGACTCACTTGCTCGAAAATTGCATCAATCGGTTGCGCACCTCGAGCAGCCCATTCATCATTGATGAAATATCGGAGGAGCAGACGCTCCATGTCTTCGTCCGATGAATTCATCCTAGCATCGCCCAAACTTCATAAAAAGATATAAGCTGTGAATGGCGGCAGCCTACCGCTTTCCGCAACGTCCGCAATTGGGTCGTGTGCAGAACAGCAGCTTTTCAGAAGAAAACTGGCAAAGCTGCCACTTCCTGCAACCGCCAGGCTATTTCGAACCTTAGGGATTGAAACGTCCAGGGCCATTGCTCGCCCAGCGAATCGGTTGCCCCATATGAACGGCAACCGGCCACATGTCTTTCAGCAGTAGATCGGCCCATTCACCGGCCAGCTCACGTCGCCGGGTCATATACGCCGCGCGGTTATAGGCCCGCTCCACCTTGTTGGTCGGCACATGCGCCAGCATCAGATCGATCACGGCCCTGTCATTCGGGCGGCCAAGATCATTTGCCCGCTCATTCATGATGGTCGAGAAGGCAGAACGGAAGCCATGCGGCACATGTCGCTGGTAATATCCGGCGCGGATCAACAACGCGCGCAGCGTATTTTCGCTCATTGGGCGGTGCCCATGCCGCTCAGAAGGAAACACGAGCGGGAAATGCCCGGTCAGCGGCTCTATCGCCCGGATCACTTCCACCGATTGCGGTGCAAGCGGCACCAGATGGTCGCCATCCGTCTCTTGCTTGCGCCCCATATCGCCCTTCATCCGCGCAGCCGGAATGCGCCACAGCGGCTCCGGACCATCCAGATCCTCGAATTCATGCCACCGTGCCCCATGCAGCTCCCCTGGGCGAACCGCCGTCAAAGCGATCAGCCGCAGCGCCAACTTCGTCTGCACCCGGCATCTTTCCGCCTCACAATCGACGAGCAATTGCCGGAGCTGATCCAGATGGGTGATCGCCGGCTGCGATTTGGTTTTTGGCTTGGGCGGCAAGATAGCGCGCAGCCCCGCCGCCGGATCGGCCGAGACATATCCAAGCGCGATACCATAAACGAAAACCGCACTGATTCGCTGCCGAAGCCGGTGCGCCGTCTCGATCGCGCCGCGATCGGCAACGCTCCGCAGCAGCCGCAGGACGCAAGGCGCATCGATATCGGCAAGCCGCATTTCGCCAATGGCCGGATAGATTTCATTCTCAAGGCTGGCTTTCACATCAGAAAGATGCACCGCCGACCAGCGCGGTTTCTGCCCGTCCAGCCACTCCAGCGCCACTTTCCGGAAACTCGGCCGCAGATCCTCATCCGCATTAGCGCGGGAAAAGAGATCAGTCGGCGAAGGCTCCAGCCCCCGCGCCAGCATACTTTTGGCCACATCGCGCGCCTCGCGCGCATCTTTCAGTGATATGGCCGGATAGCTGCCGATCGTCAGCGTCTTCTGCAGCGGCTTGCCCTGGGCATTGCGCCCGAACTTATAATTCATCCGCCAACTGCGCGCGCGCTTGGCCGTCACGAACAGATAGAGCTGCTCCCCATCGGAAAGCTTATAAGCCTTATCCCGCGCCTTCGCCGCCCGCACCTTAGCGTCGGACAATCGCCCCAT